CCCATATAACTCTCTTAATCCATAAAACACTAAATCATTTTGGTAGTCATTTATAAACCCACCACTTGCTCTGGCAATACTATTATAATTTGTTACATATAATATTTTCATAATGTACTGTAGTAATTATTTTGTTTTTCTTGTTTACTTATACTCTTTGGGTGGGATAAACACCACTCTTCATCCATCGGAATATACGACATTGTTTTATGTCCTCCAAGTACTTCATGCACTTTATTAACCCACTTAATTTCAGGTTTGTTCTTATAAATGCGCATTTGGTAATCGGGATAATTTACCCACCCTTTTTCATTTACTCCCCACCCCCATTTCTCTATATGACTTTGGGTTAAACCCTCAACAGTATTGATTCTTGGAACATAATAAACATCAATGCTTTCGTTTTCCATTAAAATGTCTGGGAGGTTATCTATAAGGACAACATTAGGGATTTCATCTGCGTCTATATTCATAATGTAATCTCCCACACAATTTTCGGTTAGGTTATTTTTAAAATCTGCAAAGTGACTATTTAAAGGAAATTCTATTACTTTAACACGATCTGCACATTTATTTAATACTTTTAAAACTTCGGGGGTGGTGTTTTCTTCATCACATTGGACTACTATCTCATCCCCTTCTCTAACATTTTTAATTAAAAAAGATAATAACCTATCTAACTCTTCATGTTCATCACATACTGTTATGGCGTATGAAATTATCATTGTTGTGGTTTTTCAAATATCCCTATATAATCCATAGCTTCTATAAAATCACGCTCATCAAATTCTTTGATAGTATCCATATCCATCCGTTTTTCATAAAATTCTCCTTTTTTACCTGGAATTGGAAATTTTTCTTTTTCATCTTCCTTTACAGGTGTAGATAATACAGCACCCCACTTCCAATCTTCAGTACTCTTACCTTTAGCGAATATCATCCCTAATCCTTCTTCATTTATAGTAGTAGGCAACCAAATGAGTCCTGTGTCTTTATCTTCCCAAGATAAATCTTTATATAGCTCAGGTAATGATTCTATTTGCTCTTTATAAAAATCTGATTTAGGGGTCATTAGAGTGTTAGTCCAAAACCCACATGATAAACTAAAATAATTAGTTATCTCTTTTGTAACTTCTAATTTATAACACAAATCACCCCCACTTTTAGGGCAATCTATTATTTCATCATATTCCATATTTATACTTTTTTCAATTTTGGTAATTTTAATAGAGGAAGACTATCACCTCCTATTTTCTTCAATTTAGGCAATGATAATTTTACTTGAGCAGGCATATTAGGAATATTTCTAGAAAGAATTTCTTCTAATTGCTCTGACATTTTATCAAAACTAAAATTTGTTCTACTATAATAGCCTTGACGTTTTCCTTTTACTTTCCAATCCTTGTAATTATCCACTACATCATTGAAAAAGTGAGATAGGTGGTTAGGGTCAACACTAAACCACTCAGAACCCTCAATCAATACATCTTTCTGTTGAGCAGATGGGTGGATTTTAGTTAATTTACCTCCCATCAATCCTGAAAAGTCAGGTCGGAGGAAATCTACTTGTCCAGACCAACCTGTTGTTATAACTGGTTTATTAGTTAGACTAAATTCTAGTAGTGGACGACCAAACCCTTCACCTTTAGTTAAACTAACCATAGCTTTGACTTTAGGGTGGTTGTATAATTCATTCATTTCTCCATTTGAAAATTCCCCATGGAGTAGGTAAACATTAGGTAAATATTTTGATGGAACACTTTTTCTAATAGATGCTATACGTCTTTGGATTTCATTCCTATCCATATAACTAGCACCACCACCACTTGTTTTTAGAATTAATGCAGGTTTTTTACCTTTTTTACCTTTAAATAATTCATAGAAAGCTTTAACTAATAAACCAACATTTTTCCTATCTTCCCCCATTTGACCTTGCATCCAATGTCCTACATATAAGTAAGCAAATGACTCGGGTATTGAAGTAAGAGCATCTTTTAAATCTACATTAGTAAATTCTTCAGGTTTTAGGGGTTTATAAACATCTAAATCAGCACCCTCAATAAGTACTTCACAAGGGGTTGTTAGTTTCAGTGGAAATACATTACCATTCTGATCTTCCCCATTATATGTTGTTTTTTCAAATATATTTTTGGAATGGGTAGATGAAGTTAATATTAAATCCATTCTATTGCACCCTTCAATCCAAGGAGCAGAGCAAGCTGTTGTTTCAATTCCAGCAGTTAACCCAATATTATACTTTCCAACTTTCTGAAATTCATTTGGTACTGTGATTTGACACCAAATGTCAGGTTGGGATGGTAGTTGGTTGTTTTCTAGGCATATTATATGAGGTTCTAAAAATCCCCAATCTTCTTGGTGATCTTTAATAAAACCCGTAGGTGTAGCTCCCCATCTTTGGGGGATGATTTTGACCTCATATTTATTGGATTCTATAACTGATCTAACATAATCCCTAGCTCTGGCTCCATAGCCACTGTAAGTATCGCAGGGACAGCTTATATAAAATGTGTTTTTCATTTAGTAAATTATTTCGTGTTTTAAGGTTCTTTTTTGGAAATCTGTATCTTTTAAGAATTCAAATTTTGCTCTAGGTTTCCAAGTATCAAATAACTCATCAATACCTTCAATTATACGACCTGACATTTTCTCAGATGTAAACCCTGCTTCATTTGATAATGCCCACTCCATTCCAGATTTACCTATTTTCTTTCTCTTCTCATCTCCCATTTTATATAATTCCATTATTCTATTAGATGCATCTTCAAAAGATGCTTTATCATCATAGATGTAAGGAGTTTGAGGAGAACCCACAATTGATAAATTGGTTGGGTATATAGGTAATGCCCACTCTCCATGTTTTTTATAAGTACCTCTATGGTTAGATGGGAAATCTTTATCAAAATTTATCCACTCTCCCTTCTTAACTCCAGGCCCTTCATCCATGTCATACTCAAATCTCATTTGATCTTGCATGCCACCTGTAGTATTAGCTATAATTGGAGTACCAGTTAATAAAGATTCTGTTAAGGATAATCCCCAACCCTCGGCTGATGATATAAGGATAACACCATCTGCACTATTATATAGCAAATTCATCTTCTCTGTTGATAGCTTCTCATTTGAAATTACTATATTAGGTTCTTCCTCCGGGAAGAAATATTCGATGACGGCTCCTAAATCCGTTCCATGGTCACTCACAGGTTCAGTATGTAGAACAAATAAACACTTGTCGGCCTCTTCTTTAGGTAATTTATCTATAAATAACTTCCATGCTAAGATAGTATCAGGGATTGATTTACGCCTAATATTTCTAGAATTAAATAATAGAATAAAATCATACTCCTTACCTCTTGATATATATTTTTTAAATTCTTGGAGGTTTTCATCTGTTTTGTCGATAGGTTTAAATATTTTATGGTTTAAACCATGAGGAACATATTTAATAACTTTATCCTCTGCTTTTTCACCTAAAACTATTTGATTAATACCAACAGTTTGTTTTGAAATACCAAACAATGCATCACAAGACTCATAAAATTCTTTATTATACATTGGTGCTGGCATGCTATCCCAAATGTTTAAATAGATAATTGGAATACTTTTACGAATTTGATTTTCCATTTGAAAAAGCCATGTAAAATATCTTGGGTCTGTAATTAAGAAAATAGCATCAGGCTTCTCAATTTCAATAATACTTTTTAATACATCAGGATTTCCATATCCATCTGTAGGATATAAAATTACAGACGAATCATCAATATTAGCTTGTTTATTATTATCTAGAGAAATATCAATCCTCTTCCCTTTCTCGGGGTGGGAAACTGCTCCTGCTAGTTGAACCCAGTTATAGTGGTGAGAGGTATGAATAACCATTTCTCTTCCTATTTGAGCTACACCGGAATGAACTCTGATATCATCTGTTAAAAGTAGGATTTTCTTCCTATCTTCTTTTTTTAAGTAACCTTCTTTCATATTGTTAATATAATTTATTTTTCCCCCAACTCCAAGTTAGTATGGTTAGTAATCATCTTTCTGAATTCAGGGTCTGTGAGGTATAGGTGAATTACTCTATCGGAGAGTTTTTGAAATGAGAATTTTCTTTTAACGCATTCAACTCGGAATTGGTGAAATAATTCACTATCTACCTTTACACTCGTAAGTACTTTTTTCTTTTCTTCTGACATTTTATTTTATTATTTAATGGATTTTGAACATAATTTAGGCATATCACGGAAACTACAGAAGGTACAATCCCACTTACTAGGGGTTGGGGAGTAATCTTTATCTTTATACCCTTCTTTATTGAATGCTTCTTCTATAAATTCATTTAATGCTTTATTTGCTTTATTTAATTTAACTTTACCTGATGCGGGGGTAAAGGTTTGGATTCTTGGTATCACATAATCTGGGTGTTCATATACTTTACGTTTTAGGATGAAAAATTCTACACTAATGTTTTCTAGAGGTATATTGAATTGATCTGATAGAAATTGTTTATATAAAATTAATTGGAATTGTTTATCCTCATCCTTCTTAACCTTATCATTCCACCCACGAGTTGACGTTTTTATATCTATAATTTTAAATGCATTCGTAGGTTCGTGGTACATTACGACATCCAAATACCCCATGTATTTAACGTTATTATAACGATTATTAGGTGTTACAACAATCGGAACTTCACATCCAACTAAATACCACCCTTTCTTACTAAAATATCCTCCTCTCTTTGCTTTAAAGGTTTTGATGATTTCACACCCATCTTCAAAAAATTCTCTTAACTCTTCAGATGAACTAAAGTGGCTATTGTTATTTTTCTTATATTGAACTTTGTATTCTTCCCTCAATGCCTCTTTAAACATAGCAACAGTATCTTCTCTATCAGCAGCTGCTGCACTTTTATCATACATCACATCTAAATAATGTTGGATGACTGTATGGAGGGCTGTTCCAAATACTGTATGGATTGTTGAGGAGAAGAATTTATTTCCATCTTTATATTGTAAAGCCCATTTGTGGGGACAGCTTCTATACATTGATAGTTGGGAGTAAGAGATATTTTTCTGATAAGCATAGTTTATCTCTTCAGGTTTGTAAGCTCTTATATCCTTTACAATTTGAGGTAATTTCTTTTTTTTAGCCAAAATATTATTTTTTCCATTTACCCCTCATCACTAATTGGGCTATTATACCGTAATTAGAGATATCGATAAAACTATCGATCATGGGTTCATCATTAACATAACTGCGACCTTCGCGTTTTAACATGTTTTTTAGGCGGTTTATCTTGTCATTACAACGCAACCAAATCCCCGTCAACGAGAGTTGTATGTCTTCTTTATCTGTGAGGTTTGACCCTAAAGCAATGTTCCCCAAACCATAATCCATCATCTTTCCAGCAAACAATTCATATTGTTCTTCTTGAACTTTACTGAATTCTTTAGCTAATTCGGGGTAGTTGTATTCGAAATCTTTTATAGTTGATTCTAATTTAGTTTCTACCTCATTTTCTTCTACTTGTCTTTCACTTAACCCCATTAAATTACTTTTTTTGTAGTTAAATATTTATCTATTGCTGCTAGTCTATCATCAGCATCTACTAACATTACAAGTGCTTCTTCAGCATTCTTATAAAAATCAGTTGTGGAGTGATCTCCTATACCCACAGCATGGTTTTCTAGTAATTCTAAAGTTAATTGTGCTTTTGCTTTATCAGCAATTGCTGAGGTGTAAAGCATATTTCTTAATTTACTCATACTTTTGCTTTTTTAATTATTTTCTTTGCTTCTTTTTCTTCTACACCCATCCCTATTAAAATCTCCATAACATCTTTACCTAAAATATCAATGTAATCATTTGCTTCTCCAATTGAACATTCAAAATATTTAACAATATATGGTGCTAAATCTTGGTATGTATTTTTATTTTCATTTTTAACATATTTACTCCATGTTTTTTTCTTTGGAATTAATTCCCGATAAATAGAGTATATCTGTTGTTTGGATTGAGGGTTCATTTTTTGTACATAGTTAGCAATATCAATATACTCCCTATTTTGAGAAATCCACCTATGCACCATATATGAATTCCATTTATCCCACGAACTTTGTGAGAAATTTTCTGGAGGAGATTTTTTTATTGTTATCTCCTCCAAAAAACCAAAAATATTTTTTACCTCGATTTTAGACATTAAATAGTGTGGTCTGAATATTCTTCTCTAAGCTCTACTGGAAGTGTTTCTTTTAATATTTTACCGCTCACAGTATCATAAAAAATAGGTATAGGCATTACTGCATCTTCATCAGCTCCTACTACAAATTTAGATACTTTACGTAAAATTACTCCTTGTTGGAATACAACCCCACCTTCTGGTGTTTCAATTGGGGAAGTTGTTTTTAAATCTACATTGAGATTCATTTTCTTTTCTTCTGACATTTTATTTTAATTTAAATTTATATATAATTTTCTATTTCTGATATACATCCTACCTGTGGGGATCTTATTTAATTCTCTACCTTGTAGATCGTATATTTTATTGTTTTGGGTTTCTTTAAATGTTAATTCTTCAATACCTACGGGGTTATCTGTGTCATTTACCCTTACCCAGGACTCAGATGTTATGTCCCAATACTGTTCAAAGCAACACGTTAAAGTGTCTAAGTCAGTTGTCGTTTCTGTCCAGTAAGTTATGCAAGTTCTAATTGTATCAAACGACCAAGGGTTAGAGACAGTATGTGTGCAAGCATTTGCAAAGCAACTATCATACCCTAAAATAAATTGATTTGCATAAGTTGTACTCGCATACAGCGGAGCCATCTGGTAGAAGTTTAGGAATGAAACCGGTATTGCTACTTCAAGTTGTAATTGGTTTCCTGTTGTGTATGTTTGATCACATAACGTTGTTTGTGCTTGGGTTTGTAGTCCAAGTGAAACTAATAATACTGCTAAATACTTTTTCATATTTTTTATTTATTTATTTTTAATTCTATTAATTTTGCTATTAATCCCATACAATTTATCTCTTTATCTATTCTAAAGTTAGATTGATAACTATACTCATTAACATAAATGGCAACCATCCCTTCATTTCCTGGTAGGTATGTTGAAGCATTATCATATAAATGACGATAAAATTCCTCAAAATCACTCACATTCCCATTAGCTATAATTTGTCTAATTTCTCTCCAATTTGGTTTAGATTTAGATAATTCTGTAATCACCTGGGTCATATAATTAGATGATACAAGTATAGACTTATCAATTACAAGCTTATTATTTTGGGTTGATAGCTGTATTGTATTAAGGCATTTACGTAGATCAGGGTAAAATTGGTTTACAATAGTTACTACTTCACTTAATTCAAATTCTGTTTTTTCCTCTTCTAAAACCCAAGCTATATGTTTTGCAACTTCTTTTTTAGAAGGTGGAACTATTTTTAATACTTGACAACGTGATTGTAGAGGATCAATAATACGCTCCACAAAATTACAAGTCATGATAAAGCGTGTTGTTTTTGAGAAGGTTTCGATTACATTTCTTAATGAGGCTTGAGCTTGTATTGTTAAAAAATCAGCTTCATCTAATATAACAACTTTTAAAGGTTGGAATGACATTGTACTAGCAAACCCTGACACCTTGTCTCTTATAGTTTCAATCCCCCTTTCATCACTTGCATTAATGTATATATAATCACAATCTAGATTTTTAACGATAATTTTAGCTAATGTAGTTTTTCCGGTTCCAGCAGGCCCCTGGAATATAAAATTCTGGATATCATTCTGGTCAAGATACTGGGATATTGTTTTTTTAATATGCTCATTCCCTACATAGTTTTCTAGGGTAGAGGGTCTAAATTTCTCCACAAGGAGGGTATGTTCTTTCTTCATCATATTTAAATATACGAACTAATTATCAATTCTCCAAATCTTAAGCGCCCTGCTTCCAATTTAATTCACCATACAAGTCATACTTCTTAGGTTCTTCTTTTTTAACTTCAACCTCATTTGATTGTATAGCATATAAGGTACTATTCATTGGGTCTAACCTATAAGACCCCTTAAATCCTGTTTTAGAAAGATATGCCTCTAAAGCATCTGTGAGTGTTGGGTGGATTTTATTTAAATCATCATTTGTTAAAACCCACCTATCACCAGGAGCTTCTCTTACAGCAATTAATTCTATATGTTCCTGTGTTTTGGTTTCCATTGATTATTTTTATAACTTGTAAAACATAACCTTTAGGGGGATGAAAACCACCCCCCTTAGGCTGTTTCTAAATTTGATTAATACATTCCTTGTGGTTGTGGTGCTTCTTCAGCATCTGGGTGAGGAACTAAAACACATTCTGTTAACAGTAATGTTCCTGCAACTGATGCTGCATTTTCTAAAGCTGTTCTAGTTACTTTGGCTGGATCACAAATTCCTGCTTCTTTCATATCTACAACCTTTTCGGTTTTAATATTATAACCTAACCATGGATTGTTTTTCTTTAAACCAAACCCTATAATTTGAGCTTCAGTTGATGATTTGCCAGCATTCACTAGAATTTGTTCGAATGGTTTACCACATGCTTTAAATACAATGTCAGCACCAATACTATCTAATGTTATACCTTTACGAGCATAAAGCAAAGCAGCACCACCTCCAGGAACAATTCCTTCTTCTAATGCAGCTTTTGTAGCATGTAGGGCATCATCTACTCTATCTTTCTTTTCTCTCATCTCCGTTTCATTGTATCCACCTACATGAATAATAGAAACACCACCTACCATTTTTGCTAAACGGTTTTGTAGTTGCTCAGTTTCAAATGGAGTTTTTGATTCTTCTATTTGATTTTGCAATTCAGAAACTCTCTGATCAATAGACTCTTCACTACCTTTCCCATCTACTATTGTGGTTTCTTCTTTAGAAATTGTAACCGCTCTTGCTTGTCCAAACCAATCCCAACTAAATTTGTCTAGTTTCATACCTTTATCTTTATCGAATACTACACCACCCGTAACTGATGCTATGTCATCTAAGATAAGTTTACGACGATCCCCGAAGTCAGGTGCTTTTACTGCTGCTACTTTTAAGGTACCCCTAGCTTTATTAACAATTAAAGTTGCTAATGCTTCATTTTCGATGTCTTCAGCAATTATTAACAAAGACTTATTTGTTGCTGATACTTGCTCTAGTATAGGAAGTAATTCTTTAACTTGGGTAAAACTATGATTTGCAATTAAAATGTAAACATCATCTAATTTACAAGACATAGTACTATTATCAGTAACAAAGAAGTGAGATTTATAACCTCTATTAAACTGCATTCCTTCTACAGTTTCCAGGTAAGTTTCACCGGATTTACTTTCTTCAATGTGGACAACTCCATCTCTACCTACTTTATCAATTGCAGTAGCAATTAATTTCCCAACTTCAGGGTCATTATTAGCTGATATTGTGGCTACTTGTTCAAGTTGATCTTCAGATGATATATCTTCAGAATTTGATTTTAATACCTCAATCACCTCTTTAACTGCTTTATCAATACTTCTTCTAACTTCAGTGGCATTTGCCCCATTGTTAAGGTGGGATAAACCTGCTTTAATCATCTCACGTGCTAGTAAGGTTGAAGTAGTTGTACCATCTCCTGCTTTATCCGCGGTTTTAGTAGCAGCAGCTTTTACTACCTGTACTCCTAAATCTTGAATATAACCATCAACAACAACATTCTTTGCTACTGTAACACCATCTTTTGTAGATTGTGGTAGTCCAGGGGTTTGATCAATTAATACATTTCTACCATTTGGCCCTAATGTACTTACTACGGCATCTGCTAGAATATCTATTCCTTCCATTAATTCCTTTCGGGCTTCTGCTCCAAATTTAATATCTTTTTTCATATTTGTTCTTTATTATTTTTGTATTTTTGCGAGGATTTGTTGTTCTGGGCCTACGAAGTATTCTTCTCCTTCATGTTCAAGTTTTGTGAACCCCATTGTTGGGAGTACAACTACATCCCCAATTTCAACTTGGGTTTTTAAGAAATGGTCTCCTGTAACTGAGTACTTTCCAGGTCCTACACTTACAACCTCCCCATGCTCATTTTTATCTTTACCTAAATCAGGTACAATTATGTTTCCATACATTGTTTCTTCTTCTTTTAACGGTTTTACTATAACCGCATCAAACATTGCTTCTAACTTCATATTTCTATTTTATTTAATAATTTTTCTGTTTGTTGTTTTATTAATTCATACTCTTCAATGTAGCTTTTAATAGAATCATAATCCCTCGTATTATCAATCTTTTCTTTAGAAATCTTTCTTAAAGCTGATGATAAGGAGTTGTAATGACCTATAGATTTTTCATAATCCTTACCTTCATTCTTGTTTCCCTTATTCCCAAATCTTCCTAGATTTTTCTTATCAGGTGTAATTACTTCCATTACAGTATAACAATACTGATCTTTGGAGATGTAGAAGGGGATGATTGAATCATCTTTTATAATAACATTCATATTTTTTTAAAACTTTAATTAATTAAGAGACATCGTACCCCCTATTATACCGTGAATATACGAATAAAATCGCGCCAGGACACGCTATTTTGTGGATACTTTTATTTTATTTTTATGGATTTTGGTTTTTTAGACTCTGATACTGGAACAAATAAATGAAGTAAACCATTCTCCATATTTGCTTGTAATGATTCCAATTCAAACTTAGCTGCCACTTTATAACCTAAATTAAAAGATCGTTTAGCTAATCCTTTATAGATATAACCGCTATAATCTTCACCTTCCTCATTAGGTTTGTCATAGATAATTTTTAAAAGATCTCCATCAATTTCTAATTTGATGTCATTTTTAGTTAACCCAGTACAAGCTATGTCAAAATGAAGCCCGTCTTTGTCGTAATAGATATCTAGTGGGTGGGGTTGCTTATTTTCAAACGTTGTTGGTTGAAAAGCTCCGTCTGCCTTGAATAGGTTACGGAATAATAAGTCGAATTTCGACTGTTCGTTAAATAATGTACTCATTTGTTTTTATTTGTGGGACCTAAGTTCCCTGTTAATTTATTTTTGAATAAAACTTACGTGCCCTGGCTCCGATTTTTATTCATGTATACGTATATTAAAATATTTTCTCTATAAAATAAGATTAAAATTCACTTTCAGATCTTCTCACCATAAAGTAAACACTAGATATTCCTTCGTTGGAAAATTCTAATTTCATTAACCCCATTGAACTTAGATATAATTTCCCCCCACCCATATCTTTGTTTGCTTGGAGGATAGTTTTTAGTGTATCTGAGTTAAATGGAAGGTTCATATTTTCCTCCTTGATAACTCCTGGCATTTGGTATGCAATCTTGTTATTATGTCCGGATTCATCTCCAAATACAAACTCAACAACGTTTTCATTGTCTAAGTTGGTAGTAGTGGTAACTATCATATTATCTACCTCTGACAATGCACTTTTAGCTTTAATTAAATTACTTACATCTTCAGTTTCTAGATTTACTTCAACAACCCACTCAGCATCGTTTACGGTTCCAACTTTACCAATTAGTAAAGGATCTGATAGAGCATAGGTTAGGTTAAAATTTAAATCTGATATCTTAAGTTTAGTGTTTAAGACGTTGTTTTTTGTTAATTCTAACAATAACTCCCCACTACATATACTAATTAAATTTTGCAATTTTTTAGTGTCATATATAGCTAATTTACAATCTTCTAAATCAAAATTATCACATGAAACACTCCCAATAACATCCTTAGTAGGTGTCATGAAATCAATATTTAAAGTAGAGTCTTCTATAACCCATTTAACGGATTCATTTAACCCCAAATAGTACTTGTTAATTATTGATTGAACTATTAATTTATTTGTCATTTTTATTTATTATAAGTTAAAAAACATCTCACGATAAGGATTTAATGAAAGATTCCACGTTAGATCGTTATAGAAACCTTCAACCTTATTTAGCAAGATAGATTCAAAAATTTTCTTCCTATCTGCGTACTCTTCAATGAATGTACTAATTTTATCTGCCAAATCAAAGTCTAAAAACGCAACAGCGTCAATTTGGTAAGGGTTGGGTCTTAAGTAAATCCATTTAACCTTATCACCTTGAGTAATAGCACTATGTTTGTTCTCTAAACCCCAAAATCTTAACAAATCATTATGTCTAATAACTGCTCTTACGGCTGCAGGTGCACCTTTAGCTACTGTTGTAAATAACTCTCCAGCTCTAGCTTTACGCTCTGTATATTTGTTTAGGGTTTTGACTGATGTTGGGTTTCCTAACTGAGTTAATGGTATAGTACCGTCTAATATTTGCTTCCTAAATTCCTTAACACGGGCATCGATTTCAGGTTGTTCGGTGCCTTTTAACACGTCAATAAGCATGCTGTGGAAAAACTTCCCCAAAACAGGTGGGAAATTTGCTTTCTTAAATTCTAACCCTTTTACATCAAGTGATTCTTTTACAATACCTTCCTGTTTTGTAATCCATTGAGCATATCTTCTAGTTGCTCTAAAATAAGCTGATCTAATAACGGCTTCAGTCTTCATTTCTAATCTATGCTCTCCTTTGGCATTAAAGCAATTCTTAGCTAAATCACTATAAGAATCAGTAATAATATCTTGATATTTAAGAGCTATATCTTCTAACCTATTATCTTTGTCTTCACTTGATAACTCATCAAAATCTAAGTTGAGGTGTCTAAGTAGTGGTTCTGCGTGAATATATATTGAATCGGTGTCTGAATATGCAACATAATTTGTATCTTCAGCATCACAAATCCACCAAGGTGTATCCTGTAAATGTTTCATTTTCTTTTTATTTTATTTAGAGTTCCTCTTCACCACGCATAACTTTATTAATGTGACGATTTGCAGTTAAGGCAGACTCTTGAATAATTCGTTGACCCGAGAGAGTAATAGCTTCACTTAGAATTACATTCCCATACCTAAAGCTTCCTAAAGCAGTAGCACCATAGAGTGAATTAAGTAAAATTTTCATGGTATACTGTTTCATATGGAAACCTGCCCCTCCTTCTTTATCTCCTTCTTTAAAAGCTTTTTTCATTTTATTTTTATACATCACCCTCTCATCAAACCACTTCTTTAATATTGTAGATAGTACTGATTCTTTGTCTGTTCTAAATAAAACACCATTAGCAGATACTGAAAGTTCATTGTCTTCAATCATTTTGATTAATTTCTCTATTGGGACTTTAGTACGTCTACGTTTGGTGTTTTCAACAATAAGTTCCTCCTCAGGGTTTTTGTTTTGCAAATCATTTAAACCTAAACGATTATTTCTATCATCAGCATCAATGATTCTACCAACCATTGTTTCTTTTCCAATGTTAATGGTCATTATAATTGAGGGGTAAAGTGAAGTTAAATCCTCATCAAACATATAATTGTATATGCCGGCTTTAGGGCAAAATAAATACCCACCAGCATAGTTTTTCTTAGATAGGGGGTTACGTTCTTTTGCGGGTGGGACTATTCCTTTACTTAACAAATAGGCTGAAATTGCTCCATCTTGTGTTTTAGTATTAGCATATACCTCACTGTAATTATGTTTTCCTTTATGAGCTAGGTTTTTTACAAGAGATAAATATTCTAATTTTTCATCTAATACTTTTAATATTTCAACATCTCTAAAGTTATATTGGATGAACTTTAAGGGGTCATCTTCAAATAATTTATCTAAATTCCCATCATATTCAATTTTATTTAAACCAGCATATTTTTCCCCAATAGCATCTAATTTAAAAGAAGGTTCATCTGCCCAACTAAATTTCTTATGTAAACGCATATAATCAAGAGACTCAACCCCCGCAATTTGGATAAATTGATCCTTATACCAAGGTGTTTCTCTAACATAACCAATTGGAGATAAATAACGAGCAATATCCTCACCTAAAACATTGCATATTCTATAGTATAAGTATGGGATATCAAAGTAATCACTATTCCACCCTACTATTATGTCAGGATCCATTTCTCTAAACTTCTCTATGAATTTCATTAGTAATTCATCTTCAGTACGGCAGGGGATGATTTCTTTATTTTTAGCTTTGGTGTGTTTTAATTGATTCTTAGCATCTAATATTAATATTCCCCATAAATCTACTTGTTTGTCATACCAGGCAATTGATGTTACTTTTTTGGGTGCTGATTTTATATATTCCTCAGTAAGTGCCCCACCCATTTCAATTTCAATATCAAAAAATATTTCTTTATGTGTAATTGAAGGTTCATCATCAACTCCATACTTCTCAACTAGGAATTTTTGGTAAGGGGGCATATCATGAAAGTGTAAATTAGGATCATCTCTATCCCAATTTCTAACTTTACGTAAGGGTTCACCATTCAAACCTATATGTGAGGCATCACCCTCACCACACTCGGAGTATGCTTGATTAAGCCATTCTATTTTTTGGTAACCCCCATCATCCCATAGATGGATTAGGTAATTATTACCCTTTAGCTTTCTAGCAAATGCTTTCTTAAAACTCATAACTTTTATTTTTAATTATTAACCCTACCCTTTTAAGAAAGTTTTAGCAATTTCTTCCTCAGTGAAAAATTGTGCTAAATCAGGTCTAAAATAATTAATTGATTTCATTACTTTATTATCTGAACTACGATATACTACGTATTGACCATTTGATTCTTCATAATGGCATTTTTCACCTTGCTCTTCACTTCTAACTATAACTGTTTTTTCTGCCTCTTCAATAGTATTACAAATTTTAGACATATTAGAAGCTTGTACTTCAGCATAACCATCTAACATTTTATCCTTTAACCCAAATACTAAAGCTCCATTACCTAAACCTACATAAGTGATATCAAGCAGAGCATCAAATATTTCAACAATATTTTTTTCTTTAACTGCTACTTTTAACTCATCTAGCTCTTCTTGAATAAAATCAATTACAAACTGGGCGTCTTTAGGGTTGATAGTTGGGGTTGTTCGGTTTTGATAACTTTTCCCCATAACTTCATTAAACTCCTCTACTTCTGATATAAATGGTATTTTATTTTTCATATTTAATTTTTAAATTTAGTTTGGGTTTGATTTTGATCTGTTAGGTGGTGGTATATTCTTTCTGCTACTAGTTCCTTCCAAACTTGGATACGGGGTGATGAAAAACTATCTTTTTTTTTAGGATCGATTAGAATACTTAAATTCCCCTTCAATTCTTCATCCAACATTCCAAGTATATACTCTTTAGATTTGATGTCCACCATTGTTTATTTTT